CCCAGCCGCTCATCGACGGCGCGCTTGGCCCCGGCCAGGCAATCGTAATCGTCGAACCACATCACACCGCCTTCGATCATGCGCGGGTACAAGTACGCAATCGCATCGCAATAGCTCTTGTACTGATCGACATCGAGATGGGCAAAGGCGACGTTATCCAGATCAAGCCCCAGCGCGGAGTCGGGGAACACGCCACCGATGACAGTCGCTGCGGGAAACATCCGTGCCGCCTGCTCGCAAGTGAGCCCGTCGCCGAAATCGCCCACGTTGTGCGCATCGTCGGGATGGGTTTTGTAGGGAATGCCCGCGAAGGTATCGAACAGATACAGGTCACGCTCCTGCTCCTGGGCGAGCTCGTACAGCCAGATGGCCGAGCCGCCGCGGTATACGCCGACTTCAACGAGCGCTCCGGGCGGTGTGGCTGCAGCCATCGTGCTCATCTCACGCAGTGTTTCTTCGGCGATCAAGGATTCCAGCATCATGGCCCCGTCCATCCCTTCGGCCGGTAGATGCCGGTGATGTAGCGGTCGGTCGACTGGAACTCCGATCCCGATGGCCACTCATAGGCGATGTCGTTCTTGCCCCACTCCTCGCCCCAGGCGGCAATGGCCATCTGGCGCCAGTCGAAGGTGCGCCAAGTAACCGGCTTACCGAGTGTGGGCGGAATGGGCGGCAGTGCCATCAGAATACCATTCCAATAGTATCGCGCGTGCGTTCAGATTGTAGCGGCGCGTAATCTGGGTTCACTTCGCAGCCCAGGTATTGACGCCCCAAGCGTTGCGCGACCTTGGCGGTGGTTCCGCTACCCATGAATGGGTCCAGCACAATGTCGCCCGCACGTGATCCGGCGAGAATGCACGGCTCGATGAGCGCTTGCGGAAATATGGCGAAGTGGGCGTCCGTATACGGCTCGCTCGGGACGGTCCATACCGTGCGCCGGTTGCGCATATCTGGGTCCACCGTCACGCGCCAACGGGGGCGGGTACGAAACCAATTAGGATCTGCCTGATTGCCTTTTTGCGTCGGTTTTGTGCGATCCATAATCCTACCGGGATATCTAGTTGGCTCTTTGATCGCGTCGATATCGTAGTAATACCGCTCGGACTTACTCAGCAGAAACATGTATTCGTGCGATTTTGTCGGCCTGTCCGTGATGCTTTCTGGCATCGGGTTAGGCTTATGCCAGATGATGTCTGACCGCAAGTACCAACCATCGGCTTGCAGCGCGAATGCCACGCGCCAGGGAATGCCACACAGGCTTTTGGCTGCATAGCTGTCGCCCAGATTCAGCCATAGCGTCCCATCGTCGGCCAATAACTCACGCACAAGCCGGAATACCTCCACCATGTTCGCTACATACTCGCCGATAGTTGGCTCCAGTCCCAGTTGGCCATCAACACCGTAATCACGCAATCCCCAGTACGGGGGCGATGTAACGCACATTTGCGCGCGCACGCCACCAGCGATCCACTCGTGCATGGTATCCCGGCAATCGCCGATGCGGATTTCGTTCACACAATCTCCGGCTCATAGGTGGCGGGCGGCAGTGACATCAGAGGATTTCCTTATGAAGGGGCATACATATCGGCGATGCGCCGACAACAATCCAAGGCACCCAGATTGACGGCGTAGCGCGAAGGATTGGAACCATCGAAACTATCGACGCCGGCCGCCGCACAAGCGCGAATGCGAAAGGCGCTATTGACCCGCCCCACATGGCATGTGGTGCGCATCTCATGCGCCAGGAATGCCCACATGGCCATGGTATTGAGTTTCCACTCCGTCGTACCGCCGACGAAAATGCCGACGCGCGGCAAATGAGGCTCGATGAGCTTGCTCACGTCCTCGCGCGCCATGCCATCTTGAACCGCGAACATGAGGCGCGGATATTCATGCAATCGGTGCAACCATTCAGCGGAATACTCGAGCGATCTGAAACCGTGCGCCACGATATCGGGAACGACGATGAAGTCGGCGTTATCGCCCAGCGCATCGAGCGCTTTCTCGAATGCTTCAACGTCGAAATCGATCCCATGCTGGTAGGCGTGCCAGGCGCCATTGTCCAGTGCGTAATGCTCAAAGCCTTCGGTGCGTAAACTACCTTTGGGCGAGATCATCAGACGCCATCCCGCACGGCGCAGGCCATCCAGGTTGCGCTTGGTTCCCGTTCTGGAAGCATAAGCAATCATGCTCGGACCACTTGACGGCGCAGCATCACGATGAGCGGCGCTGCAAACAGTGCAGCCCATAGTTTGCCGACGATCTGTCCTTCGAGGTATTGCAGCGAGTGAAAAGCAATAAACAGAAATAACGCGCTGTCGACGATGGCCCCGACTGCACAGGAGGCAAGCACAGCTGTGAACAACCGTCGTTGCGCAAGCGGCGTATAGACCGCCATGTCGGCGGTCTCCGATGTGAGAAACGCCAATGCGGAGGCCAAGGCGAGGGCAGGCGGCGCGATCAATCCGGAGATCAGTCCCCCGATCACGATGGCGGTCACGCCCCACAGGCGCCCCATGGTCAACTGCACGACATCGCGCAGCACCAGCGATGCGCCGATCATCAGCACGCCTGAAGGCGCCATCAGTCCGAAACCGACCGGAATCAGATGCGGGCCGTGAGCGTCGAGCTGCACCCCGACGTGCTGAATCATCCAATTGGCCGCAGGGATGGTCAGGCAGAACAGGGCAAAGGACAGATAGCGCACTAGACGATCTCCGGCTCATAGGTGGCGGGCGGATCGTCGTACACCGGCAGATCGCGGCCTTCGGCGGCCTGCATCAGATGCGCGCGGCAATAGAGGCGCCCGTCCTTCCACATGGAACAAGCCTTTGCCATGCAGCGGAACACGGCGCACGGGTAGAGGGCCATGAGCTCATCCATCACACCTCCTCAGGCTCGAGCATCTGCGGGGCGATGATGGCAGGCGCCCGCGGCTCCATGTCGTACACGCGCGAGGCGGCATCGATCGCATCTTTCTTGCCGGCATAGGGAAAATAATGAATCTGCTCGCGCAGTTTCTGCGTCAGATCGTACATCTTGCCCTGATGGTCCTTGCGCCGGATCGGCCGGGCGATGCGGTAGCTAAAGCCCATGGCAAGCATCTTCTGCTGCAGCGTGGTGAGCTTCTTCACGTTCACGCCGTCGCGCAGCCATTCGACATCGGTATCGTAGGGCAGGTGATAGTGGCCGCCGCGAAAGTCCGGGCCCAACCGCTGCACGCGGTCGACCTTGGAGCCCTCGCCTTCGCGCGGCCAGGCTAGCTCGAGGATGTCGAAATAGGGTCCGTCGGCGGCCATGCGCTCGCGCATGTAATCGAGGTCCGCATCGGCACCATACTTCTCGTAGCCAACGAATACGCTTTGTACTCCGGAGGCGCGTGTCCATCGTAGGTAAAGCTCACGCACCCGGCGCCAACGTTCAGCCAAATCCATCTGATGGGCGTAGCCGTCCAACAAATACTTGTTGAGCGCATAATCAATTCCGGTAACGATGAGCGCCGTGTCGTCAGAATCCCGTTTGCGGCTGCGAGCAGGATCAACGGTGATGTAGACATTCAAGGTCTCCGGGCGCACCTCGTAGACGCGCAGATCGGCCACATCGAACATGCGCTGCGAGCCGGCCAGCGGATTTTGCAGCATCTGGCAGGCGATGGTGGCTGGCCCCTGGTCGCGCTTCTTCTGCTCCCAGGTCAGCGCATCGAAGAGGACCGGGCGGCCTTCGGGCGTTCCATCGTCGGTGGCCGGATGGAGCCGAACACGGACCGAGCCCTTCGCGATAACAGCCTCGTACGTATCAGCATAACTGTAGCGGGTACCGACCATCCAGCGCCGGCCGCCCGCCACACCAAGGTTGTCCGAGAGCTCCCACGCTTGAGTCGTCTTCGAAACCTGCTCGGGGGTAGACACGGACTCAAGCGTAACCACGTCATCGTAGACGAGTAAATCGAAATGCTTGGCCGTCGGCTGCCCGTCGACCAGACCATGCGCTTCAATGGATGCTTCCTTTGCGTTGGAACGGCGCTTCACGGTGATGCCGGTTTCGATACCCCACATGGGCGCTTCGCGCTGCGGGTCCTTGTAGAGGATGTCGGGGAACAACTGTTTCAGCGCCGTATTGGATTCGAGCTCACGCTTGATCGAGCGCAGGAACGCGGTGGCGATCGGCCGGGTGTGCGAGAAGATGGCGATGCGCAACTCGGGATTGCGCAGGAGCTCCTGGATCACGCCGCCGAGCGTGATGATGGTCGACTTGTAGTGCTCGCGGCCCCACAGATCGAGATAGCCGTCGGGGGCGTGCTCCACTTCGCGGCAGCGCTGATAGATCCACGGATGCAGCATGTCGTGCCGGCCGCAGATCTGCACCAGCAGGAAGTAGCGGTCCTCGAGACAGAGCTCGCGGATGGCGGCGAGGTTCGCCGAGTGTTCGGTGATCTCATCCCACCATTCGATGAGCTCAGGCAAAGAGAGCATTAATCCTTCTTTGCTGGTTTCTTTTCCGGTTCCCACAAACCCGTTTTTACATAAGCCTGCTCGAACGTCATGTCGTGATCTTTGGCCACGATCGCACTTATAGGCAACCACCATTCATCTTCTTTCTGCTGTGCTGCGATGACGGTTGCCATATTGCGTGTCTGGTGATAGCGCCGTACTTCACGATGCGCAAAGGTCATATTTGCGTAGAACACGCGCAGATCCGCTTCATCCTCTTCATCTCGTTCATCACTTTCGTCTGGCAAAACACGCGTCATCCCGTTGCCAAGTTTTATAACCCGTTTGCGGGCCCATTCTCTGGTCAGGATTTCAGGTTGAGGCGAAGCGATGATGCGCCGATTCTCATCAGCACGACACAACTCCATGCAAAGCTCGGGCATATACACAGAAGGATCTTTATTGAAAGCCTCATTAAAATGAGGCTGTAGTGTGTCTCGAATTTGGAAAAGGTAATGCCCATTTTTCTTCTGGAATTGATAGTAGATGTTGTCGAGATAAGGTCGCATCATTGGCGCAAGAATTCGGGTGACATTCGCTCGACCACCCATTTCATTCACTCCGTTAATGTTTTCTCAAGGACATCAATTGCTGTACGCCAGTTATTAATTGAGATCATTACTCTATCGATGGGTAACTCCTTGGGATGCTCAGTACAAACATCCTTGATATAACGTTGATGATCAGGATCGCCAATAACGAAGAAGAAGCGGTCAATGTGTATAAGCGCATCATAGATACCTTGGCGTTTTTCGCGCTCCCGCTGGCGGCGTCCACGCGCTTGATCTTCGGCGGCTTCCAACTGTTGACGTTCTTCAATGACCGCATCCGCGAGATCTGGATCGGTGGCACGTAACGCTTGAAGGCGTAGTGTCGGAGCTTCTGCTTTGGTTTTCCGATCACTGGCAATTTCGTAAGCATGATCAAGCGAGTGGGCTGCCGTGCGAACGCCATCGGCAAGCTCCGGCGCCCACTTGAGCACATCACGCGCCTTGCTCAACATGACGATGGAAAATTCTTTCGCCACGAAAGACTTTTTCCCTCTGCCTCCCTTTTCCGGTTCAGGATAGATCCGCGCGACGGCCATCGCGCGCTGGCCCTTAGTGAGATGCCGCCGATGGATGTTCGCCGAGATGATGAACGCTTCTGGATCTTGGCCGTTCAGCTGCACGAGCTTGGGCATCACACCAGCACGGCGGCAAGCTTCGCGCCGGTTACGTCCATCGATCAGCGTGCCGTCTTTGACGACAAGTGGTTGCTGCAACCCGTTTTCCTTGATGTCAGCGGCAAGCTCATCAAGTTCATCATCACCCAACATCGGGAACACTTCCGCTGCTGAGTGAACAGGCATGGTGAACACATCTTCAAGCATCGTTGTCCTCACCGTTGACCACGCGCTCGACGGGCCGTTGCAAGATGCCGCGGATTTTTTCCCGTAGCGCAGCGCCCGCTGCCAGATGAATCACCAGCGGCTGATCATCGTCGCCCTCGTGCACGATGACCTGCTTCACTTTGCCATCGATGCGATCGGCGATGTGGTTGGCCGCGCTGATGTCGCCATGAATCGCTGCGTCAACGACGGCCTCGACGGCTGCACGGAGCTTCTCGCTGCTGTTCTCGGCGAGGACGCGCTTCATGGTATCGGTCCACTGACGCTGCGTCTTGAGGCCGTTCTTGTTGCCTAGCGGCGCTCCGGGCCCTGGCATTTGAACCCAATCCTAACGTTTTGACTTCTTGCCGCGGCGGCGCTTCACGACGGCGTTGGCCATGCGGATGGCAGCGCCCTCGGGTGCGCCGCGCTTGCGGGCGGACTCGGCGACATGCGCCCACTGACGCTTGGCAACGGGGGAGGTGGCCTTGTGGGTGTGACGCGGGGCGTCGGCGAGAGTGAAGGGCATGATTTATCGTGATGCGATAGATTTCTTTTTCTTGCCGAACGGGAACGGAGGTTTTTTCTTCTCATCTTTTTTCATGGCCATGATCAGTCATCTCCGTGATAGCCGTAGTAGGCGCCGCCTGCGTAGTTCGTACGGGGGCGGTAG